AGCGCAAATGGCATTCTGTCCATTACTGATAAAAATGTCTCTATTGAAAATCCTGATACTGGCGAACTAATTGACCTAGTAGAACTGCTAAGAGACTTTGCTGACAAAAGTGTGAAGCTAAGTGTCAACTATGATGAGGATTATGAGTAATAGATAGAAATGAGGGCAATGCGATGGAAAGAATTACAAGAAAAGAAGATTTGGTGACTGAATTATCTTTAAGAACTGGTTTTTATAAAAAAAACATGAGAGAAGTTGTTGAGGCTTTATCAGATATTGTGATTGAAAGTTTTCAGAAGGCAGAGTTTGGCGCAGACAGTGAACTGCATATAGCTCCAGGAGTTGTATTAGTTGGAACACGTATGCCAGAACGAGAAGCATTTGATCCAAGAGATAGATCTCCTATCATAACACCTGAAAAAGTTATCCCATCTGCGGTATTCAAACAATCAGTAAGATTGAAATTACATAAAAAACAAAAGGGTTATAAAAAGAAGAAGGGGTAAGTAGTATGGTTGATAATTTAAAGAGAATGGAAAATGAAACTCAAGACCAATATTTCTATCGTGTATGTAGCATGAAGGATAGTCTTGGTTTTACTTGGCCTCAAATGGCTGAAATTTTTAATAATGAATTTGGTTGCAACAAGGGTGACACCGCATACAGAAAAGAATGGGCTGCATTTAATAGAATTTTTAATGCGAATGTAGACAAACTTGTTGGAGATAATACATACTTGAATGACATCAAAGAACAAACTGATGAGTTGTATAAAGCAAAAAGACAGCTTTCTGATCAGAGACGTGAATATAATAAAATTCTTATCAATGATGCAAGGGCAGACCATTTAACAGAGAAGTTAATTGAAGCTGCAAATCTTGTTCCGTTGAAAGATTATTCTAATGTATTTACATTTAAGATTGGCTCATCAACAGAAGAGGCAGTTCTTTGTTTGAGTGATTGGCATTACGGCCAAGTTTCAAATAACATATGGAACTCATATGATACTACTATTTGTTTGCAGCGCACATCAACATTGTTTGACAAAGTGTCAAGTGTATTGAGAGAGCATGACATCAAAACACTCCATGTTGTGCTACTTGGAGACTTTGTAAATGGCGCAATTCATACTAGCTGTAGAGTTGCATCAGAAGAAAGCACTTGCGAACAATTAATGCATGTGTCAGAAGTTCTTGCCAATTTTATCAATGCACTTTCTGTGTATGTTGATGAAATAGATGTTTATTCAACCTACGGAAATCATGCACGAACAATTCAAAATAAAGAAGATAGTATTCATGCAGATAATATGGAAAGAATTATTCCATGGTGGCTGAAGCAAAGATTAAAAGATAATAAGCGGGTCAACATCGTAGATAGTGATTATCATGAGTTTATTTATTTTAATGTTTGTGGATATGACATTGTTTGCACTCATGGAGATTTGGACAAGTTTAAAGATATTGGTGTAACTGTTAATAGTCTATTTTCAAAGAAGTTTGGAAAAACTATTGATTATACATTCTCTGGAGACAAGCACCATCTTGAGTCTTTTGAGCAATTTGGTATTGAGTCTACATTAGTTGGTTCTTTGTGTGGAACTGATGAGTATGCAAACAACAAGAGATTGTATTCCAATCCAATGCAGACTTTGTGCATTTTTACACCAGAAGATGGTAAGTTATGCACTTATAATATTAAACTTTAATATAATGGTGTTCCGCCACCTTTAAGTGCGGAACGTTAAGTTGAGTAGGGGTTCACTCCCCTACTCTTTTTTATTTTATAAAATACGAAATTTGAAAGGACAATGAAATTATGGAGAACATTAAGAAAGAATTTAAGCTAGTATTCAACAGTGGTGTCGCACGCAGACTACTGAAGATGGGTGTTAACATTGCTGATATTAAGGCAGATAGAGCAAATCCCGACAAGACTGTGTTCGTGTTTAAGAGAACTCCCGAATTCGAGACTGCATTTGCACAGATTAACAAGGAAATTGCAGAAGCTAAGGCTGCAGAAGAAGTCCTATAATTGGACTTCTTTTTATTTATAAAACAAGGAAGGAGGTAGGGTGAATGGCAAGAAGCGCTGGCAAAAAAACTACTTCCACAAAAAATACTGCTACGGATGATCAAAAGTTTTTATGTCATTACTGTTTAAAAGAAAAGAAAAAGTCAGATTTTTACATGAGCACTGACCCTCTTGTTCTTAGTGGGATTACGTCAATATGCAAAGAGTGCACAAAAAAGATTGCACTAAATTGGGATGAGCGCAGACAAGAATATGGCACTTGTACAAAGGCATCAATTCAAGAGGCTCTTGAAAGACTGGACAAGCCATATATAGAAAGTCTGTACAATTCTAGTTATATTGAATGGGCAGATCCTAATAGTAAAAATCCAAGAACAACAGTATGGGATGCGTACATTAAAAATGTTGGCTTAAAAAATTATAAAGGTATGCGTTGGAGAGATAGTGACATATACGACGTTTATGTTGAAAAGGCCAAGCAAACAGCAAAGATTGAGCTTGACAAAGAAGATCGACTCCCAGATGCATATCTTCCAGAGGTTAACGAAGAGTATAAAACTAATCGCAGAGATGTTATTAGAATGACTGGTTACGATCCTTTTGCTAATTATCCCATTGAGGATGATAAGCCAATGCTATATGCACAGATTGTTAGTTTTATTGATGAAGAGACAAAGAATGATGGTATGAAAATGAACGCAATTATTCAAATTGTTAAGTCATTTAATCAGATTAGTAAAATTAATGATGCTATCGATGAACTCTCCTCCGATACAATGAAACTTAATAATAATAACGGTACCATCAAGCAGCTTGCAGATACTGTTTCTAAATTGCTGTCTGGTGCCAATGCGTTAGCAAAAGATAATGGTATATCTGTAAACTTTAATAACTCTAAAAGTAAAGGTCAAAACACTCTTACTGGTAAGATGAAAGAACTTGACCTTATTGGTTTTAGAGATGCAAAAATTAATATGTATGATATTGATTATTGCAAGGGCATGCAACAAGTCGCTGAAATTAGTTCAAAGGCACAGGTTGATCAAATTGGATTTGATGAAAATGTAATGGATGAAATTCAGAATATTAGACGAGAGCTTGTTGACACACTACAAAAAGAAAGAGATAAAGCGGTAGAACGTTCTAGAAGACTACTTGTTGAAAACAAAGATCTAAAAGAGTTCTTAAGAGACAAAGGACTAATTGATGAGTTTGGGCAGGTGGTCGATGATGAATGATTTTATTTTGACTGAAAAAGATATTATAGAAAGTTGTATTGAAGACTGTTTTGAAGGATATAAGGAATTAGCTGGAGAGCTTGAAGATGCTTTTGGCGATGGTGGAATATTTGTTAGACCTAACTTATATAACATGACAACCAAAAGGTATCAAGAAAAGATGGATCTTTCTGAGTTCTTACAATGGGGACGTAGAAACCCTTCCAGATTTATAGAGGAAGTGTTTAATGTCCAGCTTATGGATTATCAGAGATATTTGATTGATAATTCATGGAATAAACCATTTGTTGTTTGGGCCATGTCAAGAAATGGAGGCAAGAGTATTCTTGCTGCTTTGTTTATTATGGCAAAGATGTTGCTGATTCCAGGTTTTAAAGCTTACATATTGGCAGGTGTTGGTTCCCAGTCCATCGAATTGTTTACCAAGATGGAACAGTTTGCTATGAAAAATATTACTTCATTTACGAATTTAAATGATATTTTCCAAAGCAATGTTGTTAAATCTCAGGCTAACTCAAGCGGCTGGGTGCACAATCCAGCATCATACACTGTAAGAACCTATGGTGGTTCTCAGTGCTTTACATTGAACGGCGCTTTCGACAATAACAGATCTAAGCGTTCAAACCTAAATGTATATGATGAAGCCATGAATGCGGCTGATGAATTGTTCCATACATCCGAACCCTTTACCACTCAGAATGCAGATTTTAAGATGGGTAAAGATTATAATGCAGATGACGTGTTGGCAGAACCAGTGCCATTTCCAAACCAATTATTGTACTGCTCATCTGCTGGAAGAACAGACCAATACTTCTTCTCAAAGTATAAAGAATTTTCTATTCGCATGTTTGCTGGCGATAAGCGTTATTTTTGTGCAGACATTTCTTGTGATGTTATCATTAATGCCACTGTCCATAATAAGCTATGGCCTGTTCCTCTTCTAACACAGGAAAAGGTTGACCAGGCAATGAGACAGGACAAAGAGGCTGCATTAAGAGAATATAAGAACATTTTCACATCTGAAGGTGGAGATGGTCAGATTATAAAAAGAGCAACTATTATTAGAAACTCTGTATCTAGACCACCAAAGCTAAGAAATGAAGATGGAAAAAGCAAGTGGGCTTTATTTTATGACCCAGCTAGAAGTGCGGACAACTCTGTAATTTTGTGCGCAGAGTTTATAGAAGATCCTGTTGTTGGATGGAAGATGAGAATACAAAATGTGGTCAATCTTCTAAATGCAATGAAGAAAAAGAAGACTCCAATGACAACGCCTAACCAGATTAAGGAGCTAAAAAGATTGCTACTTGAGTACAATGGTGAAGGCGCAGCAGATTATGAAAATATATTAGGATTATATATTGATGCTGGTTCCGGTGGTGCAGGTGTTAATATTAGTGACTTTTTATGGGAAGATTGGGCAGACGATCATGGATATATGCATAGAGGTTTAATTGACAAGGAGTATAGCCCCGAAGAAGTTAAGCTTTATCCAAATGCTATTTCCGACAAGATGAGACTGCTTCAACCATCTAAATATAAAGTTGAGATGTTCAGAGCATTAATTGAAATGATGGATATGAACCTAATTGAGTGGCCAAATGAATATGATAACCGTGGATATATTATGGTTATGTATGACTTGAATACAAAAACTGGTATTAAAACCCCCAGGTATTCAGAACCAACTGAACAAGAAGTAAAAGATCTTAAAAAGAAAGGTATTGAGATTGTTAGAGAACAATACAATCTTGATACAGAAGAAGAAGTTGCGCTAAAGCAAATAGACTTGATGAAAAACGAATTAGTTAACATCTATCGTTTTAAGCAGTCATCTGGTAATGACAGATTTGATTTGGCACCAGATAAGGCAAATAAAATGCATGATGACCGTGCATACGTTTGTGCTATGGCCGCATTTTTGTTGCAGCAACTTCGTAGAGAACATTTAGTGACTCGTAAAAAACCTAAATCTTCGGAATTGGTTTCAAAGTTACCAGTCACTCGTGGCAAGCCACTAAATAAACTATTTGGACAAGGAAGGCGGTGAGTTTTGTGGCCAATAAAGACTTAAATAAAGAAAAGTCTGAAGAACGAATGAGAATTGAAAAGTTAAGTCGTGAAGAACGTAATCGTGCCGCATACGCCGCTCTTCAAGGTGCGCTGTCACTTATTGACTTAACTCAAAATAAAAGTGTTACATACACTACTTATTCCAGGGATAGTTTGCGTACATACTTGAAAAATCCTGCCAGTGAAAACAACCAGAAAAACTTAAGAAAGTTAAGTAATTATTTGTATACTGTTTCTCATGTATATAGAAGATTAATTAATTTTAAGGCATATCAGGTTCAGTTAAAATCTTGGACTGTTTATCCAGATATCACACTAGTAGAAGAAGTTGACGCAGAGAGTATCCTGCAGAATTATGATAGTGTTACAAAATATATTCGTAACATGGATATGAAAAGTCAAATTTTAAAGTGCATGCTTCAAGCTTGGAAGAATGACGTTGTATATGGCTTTTGCTATGGAGATCCAGAAAGTGATGGAGAATTTTTCATACACTTGTTGGACCCAGATTACTGCAAAATTTCTAGCCAGCAATATTATAAAGGCGTTTTAAATTTTGCATTTGATTTTAGCTTTTTTGATTCTAGTACAAATGCTTATTACTTGGAAGTATATGATCCAATTTTTAAGAGCATGTACAACAAGTATTCTTCTGATAGCAGTTTAAGATGGCAAGAACTCCCAATTGAAAACACATTCTGTTTAAAGATTAATACTGACAACTTAGATTACCCTATTCCTCCGCTAAGCGGATTGTTTGACAGTATTATTAATCTTGCTGACTTACAGGCAGTTCAGGATTTAAAAGATGAACTTGAGGCGTATAAGTTAATTTATGCCAAGATAGATACATTACAAGGAACAAATCAGGTTGATGATTTTGAAATAGACTTGGATTTGGCGTATGAATTCTATAAAAAGTTGCAGGCGGCATTGCCAGCAAATATTGCTCTTGCAATGTCTCCAATGACACTTGATACTATTGATTTCAATAGTAATAATGCCAGCGATGTTAATGTTATTTCTGAAGCATATGAAAATATTATTAATGCTAATGGCGGCATTGTTTTAAATCAAAATAAGATTACCAATAGCGCTAGTTTTAATAAAGCACTTCAGTTTGACTCAATGGACGCAATGGCACCTGTTGAACAGATAAACGCATGGGCTAATTTGTGGATCAAGAATCATCTTGGTGACACATATATGACAGTTGAGTACAGCGACGTGTCACCCTACTTTGTGGATGACAGAATTGACCAGTTGTTAAAATTAGCTCAGTACGGAATTCCCGTAAAACTTGAATTAGCTTCTTTGACTAATGCTAACCCTGTTAAAGAGCGTGGCATGAGTTACATGGAAGAGGCTCTTGGATTAACAACTGAGACGTGGAATAGGCCATTGGTATCTAGTAATGTTCAATCTGGAAATACTGAAAATGGCGATGGATCAGAAGGAAGATCAAAAGTTGATAATCCAGATGATTTGTCTGACGAGGGTCAAAAGACCAGAGATAAAAAATAACAGAGGTGATTTTGATGGCCAAGCGTAAAAATTTTATAGTAGTACAATCAGAGTCCGTGGCCAATCAACTTGTTGCTCATGGATTCAACTTATTATCTGAAAGTTGTGGCACATACACTTTTGTTAATGAGCAAAAAGAAAATTTTAATTTTTCTAGTATTGATGCTACAAAAATTCATTTTACAGATAAACTTTTCATATAATCTCCCCTTTCGGAGTTTTATATAAGTATTCTAAGAGAAAGGAGGAGAAAGTATGCCAAAGAAATATTATACACTTAATGACCTTTATCAATTTTGTAAGAACAATAATTTTTCACATTTCTCTGCAAAAGAGTCTGGCGGTCCAATTATAGTTCAGTCATATGGTGAGTTTGAAGCAAATGTAGAATCTACACAAGGCTTAGTGCCAGTTACTCTTCAGGCATGCCACACAGAATTAAATCGCAATCTAAGTTTTATTTCTGAGGACACTATGACAAAGGCACTCCCCTCTTTTGCAAACAAACCTATTCTTGGTTATATTCATCAACTGGATGATGGCACATATGATTTTTATACTCATAATGTTTCTTATGTTGAAGATGAAAATGCAGATGATGGTATGCGTATAGAGTATGATGAACGCCCAATTGGTGTTGTTCCAGAAAGCTGTAATGCGCATATAGGGTATGATGAGGAAAAAGATAAAAATTATGTTGTTGTCACTGGATATATCTATGAAGATTATGGCAATCGTGCAGTGGATATTATTAAGAATAATGGTGGAAAAACAAAAGTTTCTGTGGAAATTGCTGTTAACGAGATGAGCTATAATGCCAAAGAAGGATATCTCAATATTGATGATATGTACTTCATGGGCGTTACTTGTCTTGGAAAGACTCCAGATGGTGAAATCGTTCAGGAGGGCATGGAAGGTTCTAACTTAAAGTTGGATAATTTCTCTGCCAAGGAAAACAGCATGTTCTCTGCAGACATTTCCGATAAAATTGTTGATCTATTATCTAATATTAATGCAAAAATAGATAATCTTTCAAATACAAAGTTCAATGAGAAAGGAGTTGAGAATCAAATGAACCATTTTGAAGAACTACTTGAAAAGTATGGCAAGACCGTTGAGGATATTGATTTTGATTATGAAAACATGACCGACGAGGAACTAGATGCAAAGTTTGCAGAGTTGTTCGAGACAGTTGTTGTTGAAGATGAGAATCAGGATGATGGTGACGGTGATGGTGATGGCGCTGTTGTTGTCGATAATGATGGTGACGAATCCGATGACGGAGCCGAAGGTGTTGAAGCCGAACCAGTTGTTGAGACACATGAAATTAAATATGAGCTAAGTCATGATGATGTTCGCTATGCGCTATACAATCTAATTGCTGCTAAGTCCGAAGATGATTATTACTATACATGGATTGCAGAAGTTTATGATAGTAAATTTATTTATGAAGATTGCAGAGAGAATAAATATTATCGTCAGAAGTATTCAAAGGACGGAGACAATATTGCTCTAGATGGAGATCCTGTCGAAGTATTTAGTGAGTGGCTATCCAAGGAAGAGAAAGAAGCCCTTGATGCTCTAAAATCTGATTATGCTGCGTTGAAGGAGTTTAAGGAGACTTATGAGGCTGAGCAGTCCAAGACTGAAAAGACCGCTATTCTAGAAAGCGCAGAGTATGCTGAAATTAAAGATTATGATGAATTTAAGGCACTAGTTTCTGAGATGGACAAGTATTCTGTTGAAGAGATTAAGGTGAAAGCAGATCTACTATTTGCTGCTGAGATGAAGAAGAAATTTAACTTTGAGGCAAACTCTGAGAAGAAGCCCCATAGCGTTGGTATGAACTTCAATGCAAAGCCAAATAAGAAAAAGCAGGCTTATGCTGGTCTGTTTAATGACTAATAAACAGTACAAAATGAATGTATAAATATTAAAAACAAATTTTTTATTTTATGAAAGGAATGAATGAAAATGGCACAAGAGCTAAATTTGAACGTTAATCACATTGTTTGTGAATCTACTAATATTCTAAGCACCAATTTTGGCGGCGGTCACATCTATTCTATTGCTATTGCTGAAGATATGGACAATGGTCTACTAGTTGCTAGAGCTGACTATGCTGCTGACGAGTACGAAGACGAGGTTTGGAACGCAAAGGCTTACGCCGCTGGCGATGAGGCTCTACTACTACTAAATCCTCCTCTACTACCTATGACCGAACTAAGAGGTTATAACACCGAGGATAAGTTCTACAATGCAGCTGGTGACAGAGTTCGTGCTTACACTCTAAGAGTTGGTGACAGAATCACTCTATCTGAGAATGCTTTTGACAAGGCTCCCGTTGAGAAGCAGTTTGTTACTTATGATGCAGCTGCTAAGCAGTACGTTGTATCTGATGCTAAGACCGAAGGTGAGTTCTGCGCCCAGGTTCTAACCAGAATTTTCCGTACTAACATGATGATGTATAAGATTCAGGTCGTAAGCCTATAAGTTTGAGGAAGGAGGACGAATAATTATGAAACTAATGAGTTTTGACGCAAGAGTGCGTGAAGTATTTGAGAATAATGAAGAGAAGCTAAATGCTTTTAAGAAGCTAATGCTAGATACTGCTAATGCTAATTTTGAGGAAGGCATTACTGTTAAGGAAGCTAATAAGAAGATTGTCGAGAAGTTCATGAGCGTTATTGGTTGCAATGAGCATTCCACTAAGGCCGAGATTCGTAAGGCAATCAAGAGAAATCAGCAGGTTCTATTTGATCTAATTGAGGAAGTTGTTCCTAGCCTACTACAGACTGGCTGGCAGGAGAATCCTTTCTTCAATGAGTTCGTTGAGACTAAGCACATCGATATCGGTGATAAGAACGTCTTCTATACTGAGGATGAAACCCTACTAACCGTTTCTAAGGTTTCTGGTAACCATTGGGACATTGACCGTCAGAGACTAGGCAAGGGTGCTTCTTTCTCTGTCGAGACTAGCTGGTATGGCATTGCTGTTTACAGCGAATACGAGAGACTACTAACTGGTGCTGAAGATTTCTCCACCTTTGTTAATAAGCTATATGAGGCTGTTGACAGATATGTTAATGAGTCCATTTATCAGGCTATGCTATCTGCTTCCGAGCAGCTACCCGGTGGCACCGATGGCAATGGTCAGTGGGTTAAGACTGGCGCTCTAGATGCATCTGAAAAGACCAAGTTCCTACAGCTAATCGAAGATGTCCAGATGGCTACTGGCATGGAAGTTGTTATCATGGGCACCAAGACTGCTCTAAGCAGACTAGAAGCTATGCAGGATATCAACTGGATTTCCGAGGATATGAAGGTTGCTAGAAATACCACTGGTAAGATTGGTTACTGGGAAGGTATTAGACTAGTTGAAATTAAGCAGGGCTTCAAGCTAAATGACACTTCTGCAAGACTAGTTGATGACAAGCAGCTACTAATTATGCCTGTTGGCGAGAATAAGTTCATTAAGGTTGTTAACGAAGGTCAGCCTGAGATGAGACAGGTTAATGACAACACCTTCCATCAGGACATGACTTATGATTACAGATACATGTGGAAGATGGGCGTTGGTGTTCAGATCAACCTACTATTCGGTGTTTACAACATCGTTGCTGCCTAATCTTACAGCACAAAATTAATCATGGATTAAAAGGAGAAATATAAAATGGCTAACAAGAAAGAAGTTATTTCCGAGGAAATTGAAGTTGCAAGGGAAACTAAGAAGACACCACGTAAGTATGCGCCGGATGATATGGTTACCTGTCGCAGTGTCACTTTTGGCGAACTTTTGATGACTGGTAAAAAGAGCGGATTGTTGTATTCTTGGGCAAACCATGGTGATACTACCGAGGTTGAATATCAGGATCTACAAGCATTAAAGTCCACTCGTTCCAGTTATCTATTTAGACCCAGATTTGTTGTAGAAGACGAAGAACTAGTTGCACAATGGGGCAAAGATTTCGAAAAGCTATACGAAAGTATTGTTAATGTTGATGTCGAAGCTTTGTTTAAGCTACCAGTTAATCAGTTGAAGTCTAAGCTAAAGGGTGCGCCAAAGGGTGTTCAGCAAGCAGTTAAAAATATTGCTGGTGAAAAAATCTTAAATGGTTCTTTAGATAGTTTGGCAAAGATTAAGGCAATTGATGAAGTTCTTGGAACTGACCTAAAGCTGTATATTAAGTAATTTGGAGGTGACCTTATGGCTACCCCATATGAAAAAATTTATGATAGATTTTCCCAAAAGATTACAGATTTTAATCTCGCAGAGGTTGATGATTATTCTTTGGAGAAAATGCTACAGAGTTGGTTGAATACTGCAATTGTAAAGACAAGAAAATGTCAACATGATTTATCTCAAAGAGATGAAGAGCTTCAAATTTTTAATGAAGATTTGTCTGATTTAGAAATTGAACTGTTGGCAATGGGAATGCTTGATGCTTGGGTATCACAATATTTGAATTCTACCGAAAATGTACTTCAATTCATTGGAGGCAAGGAAGAGAAATTTTATGCTCAAAGTTCACATATCGCAGAGATTCGTGCTATCAAGGATGAAAATCTAAGAGAGATGAATCGACTTCACAATTATCATACATATACCAACAATTCTTATTTTGACGAATAAGGAGGCACTTCCGATGGATTATTACAAAGAAATACCTCCTTGTCAAATAGCAGCCGAGAAGAAATATTTTGTATCTGCTATTTAT